CCGCTGGGTCACCACAACCTGTAGTGTCACCGATTCTAACAACCGCAGCTCCGTTACAAGATACGTTTGGAGAACCAACCGCATAAGGAGTTTGGTGAAAGGGGTTTGGTGTGGGGGATGCATGTCCTACATGCGTATCTAATCCCACTCGACTAATTGCTGGCATACTCTCTCCTACGCAAGATTATAGAACTTACCAGAATCACCATACCTTCTGTGATTATGGAAAGTCATCAGTTGCGCTCTGTTACCACTTTCTTTCAACGAAATGTGAATCCAAGGATTTCCACTTCCAGTATTCTTATATTCCAATAGTAATTGGTCATGTGGAATGTTCTCACTAATCCATATTGCAATATCGTAATACTCTTTCTTTGATACACCAGAGAACTGTAAATCCGCAGCGTTACCTGTGTTGTGTTGCGAACTACCAGTTCTGTTTCTAAATGCGTTTGTTACCATAACATTAGGATACTGTTCCTTGATAGGGTCAAGACAGTTCACTGCTAATGTTTTAAGGTTGTCAATAATTTCTTGTTGCTTCTTACCTTGATTACCACCCTTTGGAATAGCAGACTTTGCAACAATAGAATGTTTGGATAGTTGTCCAAGGTTATAATGTTTAGATAGTGGAAGTTTATAATTTACACTTCCGTTATAATCTCCAGCGTCATCATAGTTTGTTTCTGGAGTAGTCTGTGCAGTAGGACTTGCGGTAGATGATTCTGGTGTAATTGAATATGTACCTTCATTGTCATCTCCATGCTCAACACCTTCATCTGGAATACGAGGTTGTGATAGAACTCTACGAGATGCACCACTAGTATTAATCTTTCCTGTCAATGCATTGTATGAATAGTCAGAGAATGAAGTCGGTTTGATTTCTCCAGATGTAACCGCTGCTTTCAATTCGTCCTCACTCTTCTCTTCATCATCACTTGCGTAAAATTCATCTGCGTCTGCAAGAGGAACGAATGCAAGAGGGTCAAGTATCTCCGCTGACTTAGGTGCTTCTATAGTTGTAACGAATCCATCCGTGTCATACTCATCAATACTAATACTCCACTTCTTAATTCCATTTGCGATATCACCAGAATCATGGAACGTAGGTGCGGGCGCAATACCAATCCCTGCTGGAGTTGGAGTTACACGAGGAACGATTGGAACTACAGGTGTAATCGTAACCGCACTTCTTCCATTAGTATTCAAGTCAACAGTCGAACCATCTAAGTTCATTGCACCACCCGAACCAATGTTCAGTGTTGCAGCTGTATCATATATCATTGCACCAGTAGATGCAAGAGTGTAAGTACCTTCAGTAGATAGTGCAGTTGCACCAGTGATTGTAGAAGTGAATGTACCTTCAGTATTAAATGTGACATCACTAGTAACATTTGTTCCCATCGTACCAGCAATATCCGTGAGAGAGTTTCCGTCAATCACCATATCATAATTACCAAGTACAGAGTTAGTAAAGTTTGCACTGGTAATGATTTGCATATCATCTACAGATTGTTGTAAGAACTTTCCGATAGATGTTTGTGTCATTGTTGTTTGAGTTGTGAACTCCATAGACTGATTAGAGAACATACGAATATTCTCACCAGCATGAAAGTCAATATTCTTTCCGACATTGAACTTTAGATTCTCATCAACTTGTGCATCCATGTTGCCACGCACATAAAGAGATGCGTCACCATCAACGAATACATTTACATTACCACGAACACGAACTTCTTTCTTACCGTGTACAATCTCATAACCATCACCGACAATCTTTGAAACTCTTGTACCGTCTGGATGAACTTCATAGAAAGTACCAGAACGATGATACTCGTGTATACGTTCATGCCCAGGCGTGTCATCAAACTCTTGGATGTGTCCGCTCTCTGTTTCCTTTACATGGTTGAAAGGATAGGATGCATTGTAAGATGGTTTAGGTTCTGTCGTTAAGTCATCAACAGTATCACGTTTGTGTTTGATAACTGGATGTTGGTTTGTTAAATCATTGACTGCAAGTCTATTGGTATCTGCTTCATTCACTCTACGAGGATAGAAGTTATTAGGGTCTCTAAACCCGACTAGATTGTTTGTTGTTGAAACAACTATCTCAACCTCTGCACCTTCAGTTGGTGCTTCATCAAATACAACTCTTCCTGCTTCAATTGTGTATGCCATTATGCGAGTCCCTTTTCTGCAGCGAATTCTGCTACAGTTATACTTCCGTTACGCAATCTTCTATCTGGTGATTTGCCAAATGCAGCTGGATAGAAATGACCAGAGTCACCAGTGATTTCGTTAACGAGTCCTTGAGATGAGAATGCATTACGAGCAATCCCTGTATATAAACCATTATCCCATTGTGCTTGACCGTCTTTAATAATAACGAAGTCAATTGCAGATGCGTAGTTGTGCCATGAACTGCCAGGCGATGCAGCCTTAGGCCCACCCGACTTATACTTGCGATATAATTCTTTTTGTTGTGCAAAACTTCTGTATGCATATGAGATGGAACAATCATAATCTGGATTAGATGATAGAAATCTTTTAACACCACTCGCAAACTTATCACGAACCTCTGGGGCAAGTTGATTAATCTTTGTTGCAATCCTGTTACCATAACGCTCAGATGCAAAGTCAGATGCGGAGTAAGTTGTTCCCCCACCATAAAATTCATCAAGAGGTTGTTCAACATTGTTAGGTGATTCGGGAACTGTATTAGTTGCAGACTGAACGACTCCGTTAATCTTTACAAGAACAGTAGAGTCAGTTGTATCAGTGGGCGTACTAAATGCAGTTGTGCTTCCATCTGCAACAGAAACATTAGAGGTAATACTTGGAGGGTCTAATTGTTGTTCTGGAGAAAAGTCATGTGGGGATTCACCACTTGGTGCAGCAGTCGAACTGTTGATGCCTGGGATTGTTCCCCATACCATTGGTTCTTGCATAAAGTCTGGGTCTCTCCAGAACCCAATTACCCATGTACCTTCGATAGGCCCAGTAGGACTTGAACCAACTCCGCCAGAAGATGCTGAGTTAGCTGGTTGGACACAGAATGCCCAAGGTAAATCGATTGTAGGTAGTTTAGTTTTATCTTCAGTGTGGTATCCGTAAACTCTAGTACGAACTCTTCCTAGTGCAAGAGGGTCGTTTCTATCCTCTACTACACCGAACCACCATATAAAACCATCACGCCCTGCGAAGAATGTGTTCTGCATATAAAAATCCCTTGTGCATCTATTTATAAGACGAACAAGGGATTGCGCTAGGGATTAATGTGGAATGGTGTCTACAATGTTAATAGGTTCTTCCATTGTGAATGTACACATCTTTTTGATTATGCCTACAACATTCTCTTCATTCAACCAACCTTTAACAGTATCACCTTCTTCAGTAATGCCAGGCAGTTCAATCATCGTGTCACCTTTGAACACTGCAATCTCATAGAGTACTCCACCATCCTTACCACCGTAAGAATTCTCATTACACACAACAGAAAGTTCATACTCACCGAACTGTATAAGTGCTTGTATTCCTTTGGGAATATTTGTTTCTACAAATTTTATATCTTTGAAGTTCATTTCTTCACGCTCCGTAATGGTTTCATTATAATATTCTTATTCAATAACAATCTCTTTACATCTTTAAGAGATAGTACATCATCATAGACGACACCTGTTTTAATATTCTTAAACCGATAGACTATCATTGATACACTCTTCTAATGTAGGACGTTCCTTATCAGTATGACATGATTCTGCAAAAGCATTATACATCTTCTGATAGGTAGGATGCTCTGCAGCGGTATTCAATAACCTATCTCTATATTCATTCCCACGTTTCCATACACTATGGTCATCTGAATAGTTATAGTACCAATCATGGTTAGTAAGTCTATTGAAGTACTCTCCGATGTTTTCGCTGCTGACCTGACCTGCTGATTCTTTATTATCCACTCTAAACTCCTTTAACTTTAGACCGCATCGCAGCCATCTTCCGATAGTTATCCAACCACTTCTCTGGCGATTGAATAGTCTGGGACACACTCATCTTAATCTTGCGAGAACGAAACTGACGTTTCAATTCTTTCGCTACATCCGTTCCGAGAAACCGTGAGATTAACTTCACGAGGGTTTGACGGAAACCTACATCATGGTGCATATGTCCAGCGGTGTGTGCTAGTTCGTGAAGAACCACCCACTTGTTCATACCGCATGAGGGTTGAAGTGCAACTCCCCGATAACTCGCTTGACCCGCAACACGCACGTTGTACTTCACTTGTTTCATAATACGCAGAGGTGGATTCGATTGACCTCGACCATCAGATGCAAGTGTCTGGTAAGTCTTTGATTTGACTATCCTTTTGTAATACTTAGTGATTTCTTTTTCAGACATCATCTCACGACAGTCTGGAAACTTACGCTCTGTGGCAAACTCACTTTGGTATACCTTGTTACGCCCACTATCGACAGAAGAATTCTGTAGACGATTACGTTTAATCTGTCGTGTCTTTTTCGTATAGTACTCTGCATACTTATTTGCAAGTTCATGTTTCATACTCTTTGATGCAAGTTGATATGCATCCGTACCACTCATATAATCACTCATTGTATTCTCTCCTTTTTCTCAATCTCTATATACATGCTATCATAACAAGTAAGTAATGTCAAGGCAATTCGCTAAATAAATTTCGATTTAATATAATAGGGTAGTGCAATCAAACATCTCTCAGTTTTAGCTACCCCCCTAAATTGGCACGCCCGACAGGACTCGAACCTATTACCTTCTGTTTCGTAGACAGACGCTCTATCCAGATGAGCTACGGGCGTTCATTGTTCCATAGTAATAATAATACTATAGGAATTGCATATACGAATGCAAAGAATAAGATTAACTCTAGAAGAACCATTGTTTAATTCCATACATGTCTACGAATAGAAACATGACATTGTTAGTGAACATAGGATAGTCCCTCTCTTTAAACCAGAAGTGGAATGCAAGTATTGTATGCCCATAAAGAAAAATGACGAACCCTATACGAGACTCGTCAATATTACTTGATAGAAGAAGAGCTGCAAATAAAAAACTTATTGTTGCAATCCACTTGTAAATCATT